TCGGCCCCTTTTGCCCTGCCGGGATCGGGACAAGATACCAGCCGAGTTCGGTGTACTGCTTGATGCTCTCAATGATGCTCATTTATGCACGGCCTTCAAAAAACTCCGTGAGCAGCTTGATCGTCTCGTATCGAGCGCCGGGAGCCCCATCCCGAATCGCTTTCACGGTGTTGTAGGAAAGGCCGGTGGCCTTAACGATCTCGGGAATGTCAGCCCCGGCAAGGCGGGCGCGAATCTCTTCGATGGATAACATGGTCAGTCTCCTGCTTGGTGATTGCAATTTTTTCTATTGCACGCATTTCAGAAATATGCAATAAGCCATTCCGTTGAGAGAAAAGGAGGCTGACATGAGCAGCAACATCACGGGCCTTTGCGGGGCCTGGCTTGAAGCCAAACGCCGCGAAGACGAAGCCATCGAGGCGCGTCGGAAGATCGAGCAAGACATCACCGAAGCACTGGACGCCAAGACCGAAGGCGCGATCACGCACAAGGTCGAGCCATATCGGGTGACGCTCACCCAGCCGATCTATCGCAAGATTGATCTGGCAATCTGGGAGACCGTCAAGCACGATCTCCCCGCCGAGGCTTGGCCTATCAAGGTCAAGATTGAAGTGGATGATGCCGGATGCAAGTGGCTTGCAAAAGAACGCCCCGAACTCTGGTCCATCGCAGCCAAGGCAATCACGGCCACGCCGGGGAAGATCGGCGTCAAGGTGGTGGCGGAATGAGTAGGGACATCTACGGAGCAGCAGACGCCTTGCAGTATGCCCGCGATCATTTGGTCATTGCAAAGACTGACAAGGTGAACCGTGACCATCATGTGCGGTGCGCTGTTGAGAACCTGCGAGAGGCAATGAGGATACTCGGTGTTAAGGAGGCCGAGAACGATGGCAATTGATCTAAAGAAACTGGAGCGCCCGAAAGGGCAACGCCCCATCATCGCAACAGTTTTCGGTGAAGGCGGCATGGGCAAGAGCACACTGGCTGCGATGTTCCCGAGGCCGGTGTTTATCCGCACCGAGGACGGCACGGCTTCGCTTGCTGGCAACGATGAAGTGATGCTTTTTCCGCTGGTCTCATCGAGCCAGGAAGTGCTTGACCAGATCGAAGCACTGGCAACGCAGGAGCATGACTTCAAGACGGTGGTGATTGATAGCATCACGCAGCTTGCTACGCTCATCGAGCATGAGATTGTTGCAGCCGATCCCAAGGCCAAGAGCATCAACCAAGCCGGTGGCGGTTACGGCGCTGGCTATAATACCGCCGCCGAGAAGCACCGGCAGGTGCGGGAATGGGCTGGCGCACTGGCTTACGAACGCGGCATGAACGTGGTCTTCATCGGCCACGCTGATACCGAGACGCTAGATCTGCCAGACTTTGATCCATTCGCCAGATACACGGTGCGGATGCACAAGAAGTCACTGCCGCATTACACCGACAACGTGGACCTCGTGGGCCTGATCCGGCTCAAGACCTACGTCCGAGGTGATGGCGACAAGAAGCGGGCGATCAGCACAGGCGACCGGGAGATCATCTGCTTCCCGCAAGCCTCGAGCGTGACGAAGAACCGTTTTAACATCACCCAGCCGCTGCCGTTCACCTTCGAGAGCGGCAACCCTTTTGAAGCATTTGTAGCAAAGTAGGAGAAGAGAATGAGACTGAATGGATTTGATGCGAATGTCGTGGAGCCGAGTGCGCCGCGCGAAACGATCCCGGCTGGCAAGTACAAGGCTGTGATCACCAAGAGCGAGGAGCGCCCCACCAAGGCACAGACCGGCTCGATGCTGGTGCTGACCTGCCAGATCATCGAAGGGCCGCACCAAGGCGTTAGCCTGATGGACCGGCTTAACCTCAACAACCCGAACAAGACGGCAGAAGAGATTGCCCAGAGGACGCTCTCGGCCATTTGCCGCTCGGTTGGTGTCATGATGCCGAACGAAAGTTCTGACCTCCATGACAAGCCGCTCATGATCACGGTCAAGGTCAAGCCCGCAGAAGGTCAGTATCAGGCATCGAACGAGATCGCCGGATACGAGCCGTGCGAAGGCGGCGCACCGGCTGCGGCACCTGCGGCTGCAACGCCACCCTGGAAGAAGAAGTAATTAGATACTGGACAAAAAGCGCGGGCGTCTACGGACGCTCGCAACTAATATAAATGCAACAAAGGAGGCAATAATGAGCACTATGAATGATGAATCCAAAATTCGCGCTAGGGTATTTGATGTGATTCGGCGCGTTTTAGATGTTCCTTCACTTAAAGTTAACAATGCACGAAAAGATTTTCTTGCCCCGCCACCTATGTCGTCATTCAGAGGCGTTGACCCAGCTTTGCTTTACGAAGGAGATGACTGGTGGATATTTAATGTTAGAGAATGCACACCAAGCATCGTATGGCCGATTGATGTCTGTCTAATACGCGGCAGTGCTGATCTTTATGATATGTATATGATGCGGCTTAGGTCTGTGACGCCGAAAGAAGTGAGAGGCTATGCCTCGCGGATAAGCCCATTCATGCTTAGGAAAGATGTTGCAGTTCACGACAGAGGCAAGCTTATCACGGCATCTGGTCTCCTTTCTTTTTTTGGCGGTCGTTGGTCAGATGCACAAAAAAGAACACTCTGGGAAGGAACGGCAGACAATCCTATCCCTGCGCGCACGGGTAATGTTTCTGATGGCTATCTGGATTTAGGCGGGGTGGCCATCGGCGTAGCATTGCGCCAGCGTTATGAGTGGGCGGTCAACGTTGGATTTTCAAACACACCATCGGTTCGGATAGCGACAGACCCAACGGGTATGAAAGAACTATTTCGTCTCCGTGACGTGCAGCCAGGTAGGGATCGTCGTGACGCGTTGATGAATTGGGTGTCAGATCACTGGCGGCAGAACCGTCGCGATCCAGATGTTGAGATATATGTTCGCAAGCATATGCGCGGCGGCACGCAGTTCGACTGGCGCGGCTTTAACTGCGAAATCATTCCTGCCCGTTTTGACATGGAACAAACCGACAAGTTCATTGCGGAGCGCGACGCGATGCGTGTTGCTGGCAGCGACCGTCGTTATGTCTAAGTGTACCACTAAAAGGGATTAAGAATGACCACCGACACCTATGCAGTCGAACGCTTCATGAAGCAGCAGCTGGACGGCAACTTCTGGAGCTTTGATGTCGAAGGCCGCATCGTCTGGAACGATGTGCCAGTTGACTATATCCCGCAATTCAAACGCTACACGTGGACAGATGGAGAGGAAAATCGGCCAAAGGCGCAAATGGTTCGCCGTGATTGGTCGATGGATGACTTCCGGCGGATCGAGAAGCTGCGGATCAAGAGGCGATTCTGGAATCAAATTGCCAAGAACTTCGGTGCAAGCGAGACGGCCACGAGCGACTTCTACAAGCGTGTCATTGCCCAGCAAAACGAGAACATGACGAAAGAAGTCACAATCAGGCGGATGAAGATCATCAAGTGGATGCACGACGAAGGCGTCAATGCAAAAGCAATTAGCATGTTTATGCACTATGATCGAATGATGATCGAGAGCATTACCGGGAGGGAAGACGAATGAAACTAGACATGACATCGCCAATCGTAAAGGCGATCTATCAGCGATACGAAGACAACCGCCGCAACGCACACAGGCCGCATCTTGGCGGGTCTCAGATCGGCAACACTTGCGCCCGTGCGCTTTGGTATCAGTTCCGGTGGACCTATACCGAGAAGCACGAAGGCCGCATCTTGCGCCTCTTCGAGACTGGCGAACGCGAGGAACTGCGCGTGATCCAGAATCTACGAGCCGCCGGTTGCACGGTCTGGGATCGCGATCCGGCAACAGGCCAGCAGTTCCGATATACGGCGGTTGGCGGGCATTTCGCCTTGAGCCTGGACGGAGTGGTCGAGGGATTGCCGGAAAGTTCCAAGGTCCACATGCTCGAAGTTAAGACTATGAGCGAGAAGTATTTCAAGGTGTTGTGCAACCTTGGCGTCGAGAAGGCGAAGCCGGTCTATTATGCACAGTGCCAGATCGGAATGCACTTGAGTGGGCTGGATCGCTGCCTGTTCATTTCGGTCAACAAGAACACCGACGAGATTTATGCGGAGCGGCTCAAGGTCGATCATGCCTTTGCAGAGGGGCTTATTGAGAAGGCCAGAGCGATCATATCGACCGAACGGCCACCGCTTGGAATCAGCAACGATCCGGCATGGTTCGAATGTAAGTTCTGTCCATATCATTCGATCTGCCACGGAGACGATGCATCTGAAATAAACTGCCGCACATGCGCCTTCTCGACGGCAGAGGCCGAAGGCTGGTCATGCGCCAGGCACAAGAAGGCACTCGATGAAATCGACCAGCGCAGCGGCTGCGGTGATCACATATACAATCCGGCACTGGTGAAGCTGCCGGTGCATGACAGCGGCGAGGATTGGATCGATTACATCAACGAAGACGGCGAGATCGTGCGGAACAAGGGCAGGGAGTTTAGCACATGCTAGAACTCCGCCCCTATCAACGCGCCGCGATTGATGGCCTATACAATTATTGGTCAGACAAGAAGGGCGACAACCCGATCATCGTCGCTCCGACTGGCTCGGGCAAGAGCCTAATCATCGCACACTTGATCAAGGATGCGATGAGTTATCCCGGCACGCGCGTTCTGATCTTGACGCATGTCAAGGAGTTGCTGGAGCAGAACGCTAGCGAGTTGGTGGCGCTTTATCCCGAGGCAGATGTCGGCTTCTACAGCGCCAGCCTCAAGAAGAAAGTGCTGCGGAAGCCGATCACGTTCGCGGGCATTCAGTCGATCCACAAGAAGGCCTATCAGATGGTCCCAGCGCCTGATCTGGTGATCGTAGACGAGGCGCACCTGATCCCGAAGAACTACGGCACACGCTACAACAAGTTCCTCTCGGACCTTCGCATATGCAATCGCGGTGTGAAGGTGGTCGGTCTTACGGCCACGCCCTACCGGCTCGACAGCGGCTGGCTGCACGAAGGTGATAACGCGATCTTCGACGGCATCGCATACGACATCCCGGTTGCCGATCTCATGGAACAGGGTTTCTTGGCTCCGGTGATTAGCAAGAGCGGAGTCAAGACCATCGACCTCTCGAATGTCGGAAAACGCGGCGGGGAATATATTGAGAGCGAACTAGCCAAGGCTGCATCCGATCCGGAATTGGTAACAGAAACGGTTGCTGAAATCGTGCGCTATGGTGCGGAGCGCAAGGCATGGCTGGTCTTTGCCTGCGGCGTCAATCACGCTGAGTTGTTGCGCGCCGAGTTCGAGACGCATGGCATCGCGGCGGATGTGGTGACTGGTTCCGATGGCATGAGCGCACGCGCCGACAAGATCGAGCGGTTCCGGCGTGGCGGAAGCAAGTGCCTGATCAACGTCAACGTCTTGACCACCGGCTTCAATGTTCCGCATGTCGATCTTGTGGCAATCGTAAGGGCTACCGAAAGCACCGGCCTGTACATCCAGATTGTCGGGCGTGGCACACGCATCGCGCCGGGGAAAGACAACTGCCTGGTGCTAGACTACGGCGACAACGTGATGCGCCACGGATTCATTGATCAGATCAAGCCGAAGATCAAAGGTCGCACCGAAGACGGCGAAGCGCCCGTCAAGAAATGCCCGGAATGTTTGACTGTCAATCATGCCGCCGTTAGAGTGTGCATCGAGTGCGGCCATCAATTCCCGCCTCCGCAGTTCAACCACGGAACGAAGGCATATTCTGGCGCGATGATCTCCACACAGGTACAGGCCGAATGGGTTGACGTTGACGATGTGGGCTATTCCCGCTGGCGCAAAGAGGGCAAGCCAGACAGCATCCGCGTCACCTATTATTGCGGCCTGATCAAGGTCTCTGAGTGGCTATGCCCTGACCACGGAGGCTATGCTTCGGAGCGATACGAGAAACGGATGCCATCGCTGGGGGCGTCTGCCATGACCACCGAGGACGCCATGCAAGAGTGCGACCACTGGATCAAGCCGCGCAGGATAAAGGTGAAGCCGAATGACAAGTTCCACGACATTGTACAACTCGACTATAGCCAGCCCAAGCGCCTCACCGCCGAAGAGTTGGCAGAACTCCAAGAACCGCTGTTCTGATTGCGTGAGCCTGTACGATGCTCGATATTGCACTCATTGGCGTGACGTTGTACCTGATGAGGTACAGAAAGAAGGCTGCGATGCGTTTAACGGTTTCCCTCCCTTCTGAGCATGAAGAACAAGCCGGATTCGTGCAATGGTTTCGCGCCAAATGGCCTCGTGTATTGATCTTTGCAATACCTAATGGCGGCAAGCGCAACATCTCGACGGCAAAGAAGATGAAGGCCGAAGGCGTTGTTCCTGGCGTTCCAGACTTGTTTATTCCGGCATGGGGAATCTGGATCGAGATGAAACGCCAGAAAGGCGGGCGCACATCATCCGATCAGGATGACATGATTTCATACTTGGAAAGCATCGGCCATCACGTTATTGTTGGCTATGGCGCAACCGATGCCAGCGACAAACTGCTGTCTTTGTTGAATATGAGCGGGGCGGCGACTAAAGGAGGATAGCCACCGCCCCTAGCATCCGGGGGAGCAAACCGGATGCTTACATTAACGATTGATTGAGAACTCTAGTCTAGGCTTGCCATAGTTTCAAGGAGGAACATCATGGCCAAATATGAATACGATGCCACACAAGACCAGTGGCTTCATGGTGATCCGGGCGTGCTGTCCGGTTCAGTGGCCGCTGCTGATCAGCGGTATGCCAAGTCTACCCAGGTCAGGGAGAGCTGTGCCCCTCGGCTCTCCCTGATCGACTGGCTGATCTGCGGTCCAATCATGGTCGGTCTTGGCTTCCTGATGGGAGTTTACTGGCCGTGATGAGATATCTAGTTTTGATCGCCGCAATGACGGCTGGAAGTGTCTTGGCACATGCTTCGGATGCGACTCGATTGGTTACATCGGAGGCAAGACGGCAAGGCGTGCCGATTGGATTCGCCTTGAAGATGGCAAAGATCGAGAGCGGTGTTCGATGCCACAACCACAACAAGCGAAGCAGTGCATCCGGCCCCTTGCAGGTGCTTCGCGGCACAGCGCGGGCTATGGGCTACCGTGGTGACATCCGGCGCGCATCGTGTGCTACGCAGACGCATTACGGCATGAAGCATCTGGCTATGTGCTGGCGCGGAGCACGAGGCAATGCGGCCTTGGCGAAACGATGCCACCAGGTTGGCGTGTCTGTGTTGTACGGCAAAAAGAAGAGGAGGCGTTGATGACCAGAGAACCTGATCTTGAAACCGTCAATCGCGCATTGGGCGAGACGGTGAGAAAATTGCAGCAAGACTTGGCTGATGCTGACAGAAGAATCCGGCGGCTTCGAGAGGAGTTGGCAGAGGCGCACAGAGCAGCGGCACTAGCATCTGGGAGGGATTGGTGAGCCATTCGCTGAGCAAGCTTCTGTTGCTGTATGCCCAGCAGTTCGAGGACCAGCACGCCCCGCAGAACGTCACCATCGCCCTGCGCGAGGCTTCGGCTGAGATCGACAAGCTGCGCGGCGTCTTGCAGCGTGTGCGCCGCTTTGGATCGCCAATGATTAAGGGGTACATCGATGGTGCGCTGGGCAGACAGGCTGGAGGCAGTGATCCTCTGGGTGATGATCAAGTGGGTGGGGTGGGTGAACAGGGGGCGCAGGGATGAGTGAAATTGTAGAAGTACTAAACGAAATTGTTGAGCGTCACGATTGCTCCCATCCAGCTATAGTAAGCAAAGCCTCTGCGGAGATCACCCGTCTCACCGCAGAGAACGAGAAGCTGAAGGCGGCGCTGCGTGAGTGTGAGGCGGAATTGAATGCCTACTACCGAATGGAATATCCGGGCGACCATCCATACAGCCAGAAGGAACTGGCGAAGGCTGTGGCGTATAATCCGGCCACCGTTGCGTTGAAGGAGAAGAAGAATGACTGACATCCTAGACGAACGTGAGAAGACCCACGGCAGTTATTTCTCTGTGTCTACAATGGCTCAGTCGTTAAAAGACGCTATGCGTCATGGAAAAAATTGGGGGGAACTTGATGATCCTCAACGTGAGTCGCTGGAGATAATCGCCAGCAAGATTGGCCGCATCCTGTCAGGCAACCCGCACGAGATCGATCACTGGCGTGACATCGCGGGCTATGCAACGTTGATCGAACGGTGGCTCACACCACCGGCTGACCTCGAAACCAAGTCTGACCGTTGATGACGCGGCAGAACTCTGGCTCGAGCAACATGCCGCTAGGCGCAAAATGCAACACCACAAAACCCTGTGACCAGTTCACGGGGTTGTCCTCCGCATAAGCGAACTTATCGTTATCAGGTCCGTAATCCGAAAGCGTTCCGCACTCCACGCCCCATCGAAGGCCATTGTAATCCGCAAACATGGTCGCCTGGAGCCGATGCGTGTGGCCGGTCACAATAGACTTGCCGCTCTTCAATGTGTTGTTATAGGCCCCATGCACGCCTTGATGAATGCGGTGCTTCACGACCGTATGCTCGTTCAACCACAGGCTTGTGCAGAACTGCCACGCAGGGAAGTGGTCTGCGATGTCGAATCCTTGCACCTGTACATATTCCGGCGCTGCTTGAGCCAGTCTCGCCATGAAACGGTTGTCGTGGTTTCCGTCTGTCCAGATCAGATAGCAACCGGGAGGCGCATAGGCTTCGATCTCTGCATGACGTTCCTTGACGGCTTCTAGTTCTTCGGCCACGCTTGGTGTCTGCACACGAGCGCCTGGCGGATGACGGCTGATCTTTGCACCGTCGAAGCTGTCGCCGTTCATGATGATCATTGATGGCTGCAAATCCTTGATGATCTCGATCATGGCAGCGAAAGCCTTGCTTCGCTCTCCCGGCCAGAAATGCCCATCGCTGCCAATGATGACGGAGCCGACAACATTTTCCTTTAAGGCGCGGAAACCTTTTGTCGGCACTTCGATCTTGATCCGCTGGGCTGGCTGCGAGATCGTGTTCAGAATGATTCCATGCTTGCGCTCAAGTCTATCCCGTCGAGCATTGACGCCGCGCAAGTTGAGGCCTAATTCTTTGGATACGGCAGACGGTGAGCCTAGACGCTTCCATGCGTCAATGAACTCTTGATCGGAGTACCTCTTAGTCATTCGCTACTCCTGAGCGCGGCGGAAGTTCAACCGCCAGATCACGTCTGCGACTTGCTTGCCGAACGTGTCGATCTGCTTTTCTTCTGCTTCTGGGAAGACAAGATGCGCCACCTCGTGTGCGGCGATCTCCAAGAGAAGCTTCGGCTTCTGGAGGAGGCGCGGATCTAGCTGGATGTGATCTTCGCCAATATAAGCCCAGCCCCAAGCACGCTCACAGGTCTTCCATTCGATGGTGATCTTGCGGCGTGCCATAGTATTACCTCTTACATCGCTTCCGATGATGATCCCACTCGCCGCCGCGGCGGATGCAGTCGCGCCACTCTTGTTCCTTCTCAGGCGTCATGCGCTTCGCCAGAAAAGGCAAAGATGCCTTGAACATAACAACGCCAAGGCCGAACCAGAAAGATGGCCGTTGGGCAACGAGAAAGCCGCCAGCGCCAATGCCGATCAACAGCACGACGATGGCGGCAATCTCAAGCCAGTTCACTTCTTGGCCCAGATAGACCAGCCAGCGGCGAAGATGACGCCGAGCGCACCGATGATCTCGTTCATGGCGGTGGCGTCAATAACGCCGGTGCCGACAACATAGCCGCCACCAGCTGCGAGAACTGCGCGAACAACGCCCCAAACCATTTCCTTTGTCATCACTTACTTCCTTTTGTTGTGCCGGGATATTGCTTCCACGGCAGTTGAAAATGTGGCCCGTCCTTGAACGAAACCCAGTCACCGCCCCACTCTAGCAACACGTTCTCAGCCTTTGCCGCTGCCTTCATTCGCTTGGCAAGGCTATCGTATAAAGGCCAGTCCCAGCGCACATGGCCTTTGATCGTGCAAGCCAAATCAACAGCGTGTGAAAAACCATTTGCCGCAGGAATATGGCGAGAGCGTAACGTCTTTGATGCGCCCTTCGCTTTGAGTATTTTCTGCTCCTCAAGAGTGCGAACGCCGCAGGTCACAATGAAGCCTGTGTCGGCATCCTTCCAATCGCCAGCGCATCGATTGACCACACGCACCAGATCGGGATGGACGCCCTTGAGCTTGGCGAAGGACGCGCTGTTGAGCTTCATTTGCGTAATGCCTCCTCAATGCTGTCCAGCTTCGCCATGATGGCGCGACTCGTCTCGCGGATTTCCTTGATCTCTCGGTCGTGCGCTGTACGCGACGTTTCAGTCTGTGCTTGCAGAACAGCAATGGCCGTCTCATGAGCCTGTTGCTGGCGGTAGATCACCCAGACAAACGCGGCCACTGGCGCGATGATCCATTGCATGATGGCCCCGAGCACTTTGAAGGTTTGATCATCAATCATGGCCTTGTCTCACGGAGAGGAGGCATATTCGCGGCGGCGGAACATCCAGATTTTTGCACCAGATGAACCCGTCCCAACAAAGCGAGCCTTGAGAATTTTACGCAAAAATGCGCCATCTGTTCCAGATGGAAATTTTGCCGCAACAGAAACACCTGTGCTCGTACCTGTGCGTGAGTAAGCACCCCTAACCAGGTGTTGAAGTTTTGGCACACGAGGCATGGATATTTCATAGTCATGCCAGCCAGTAAATGCAGTCGTCGTGCTTGATGAAATCCAATCAGCAGCTACTTCTCTATACAACTCTATAGAGGTAAAACCATCTAGAGTACCAAACAATCTGTATTCATAGCCATCAACAAAATTTGGCGTTTCTAAATTTGTCGATGCACCACTAACAGAAAAATCATAGATAACACCGTCTTTGCCATCGCCAATCGTTACCTTGTCATACGGATGCCAACCAGAAAACACAACAGGTGCACCGCTTGCAGTTTCTGCAATAGCCGAAGGATTGTCGCGCAACGCCGTCACGGTCGTGCTTGACGGTATGCCGCCAACGGCAACCGCTGCGTTTGAAATGCTAGTCCATGTCGCCATCAAAGCCACCTATACGGTTGAGGAGTACCGCTTCCATCATTACCACTATCGTTGAGCCAACGCCACGGCTGAGCTACGCCATTAACGTCAAGCCCAGCATCGGTGAGCCAAGACCAAATCACGCCGCCCTTTTCGTTATCTTCCGCCGTAAAGCGGTACGTCAGGCCGTTGCGGGCTACTTCTGCCGAGGTGATAAGCCACTCGCCATCGCGCGGCGCACCTGTAAAATCGACATCTAGATAATGCCGTATCTGCACGACCGATCCGGTCCAGATATTCGCTGCATCCTTGGCCGATAGGTCGAAGGTGATTTCCTTGCGAACATCGGAGAAGCGGTCAAGATAGTTCTGTGCGAGGGAGTTGGCGATTGCTTGTGTGCTAATGAACCGGCAGAACAATTCCCTGATCTGCGGCTCGCCGCCATACTGCACTTGCTTCAGGACATCGATGTAGACCGAGACGCGGGAGTAATTGCTCTTCTCGGTCACGCTCGGGATCGGCGTGCGTTGCAAGTAGTAAACATGCGTCTGAGATGCACGCTCTTCCGGCTTCTCCTCGATTGAGAAGCTGCCAGCAACAATCGCATCGTCATCAGTCAAAATCGTAGGAGACGGCTGCGGCCTGACCGGCTCCATGAGAATCTTCTGGACTCGCTCATCCCACCATAGATTCGAGACGGCCTGGAGGCACACCTCGGCTAGAAGTTCTTCGATCTTGTCGGGATCGGTGATCCACGCCGTGAAATTGTAGTCTGGCCGATAGGTGGTCTTTGCTGCTGCCCAATCCGCCAAGTTGATGTATTTCGCAGGGATGCCGCCCCAATTGACAAGAAGGTCATAGAGGATTTCGTGGAATGGCGTGGCGTTATAATAAAGAACGCGCTGCACGCGGTCGTTCTGACTTTGAGCCGCTGCCGTTGTTCCTGCCAGACCTCGTGTCAGTCCGTCGAAATAGATGTTGCCGCCGGTCGTTTCGTAACGCTGGGCATATTGGATCACCTCGCTGTTGATCCTGACATAGCCAGCCGTAGGATAGTCGCTCAAGGTTGCGCCAGCCACGGTCATGGCCGTTGCTACGTTCGTGATGTTCGAGGCAAGTTCTCCACGGCTTAAATACGGTGCCGTCAGGTTGGTGTCGGTGATCTTTCGCAGGATATCCTTGGCTGTGATCGAAACGCCATTGCGACCAGCGTCGATCTTCTCGATCACATATTCACGCTGCGTCATGGCTGAAAGCGGCTGGCCTATCAGCCCTTCGTAGATGTTGAGCGTGTATCCAATGTGATACGGATTGCGGGCAAGCCACTTGCTCCAGAAGCTGCCGATCTGGTCTGGATCATAAGCCCTCGTGGAGACGTATGGATCGGTGCCTACGTCATTCCAAGGGAAGTCTTTAATACGGACATTGCTAACAGCGCGATAGCCTAGCGGGCTTTTATTGCGCGATCCAGAGGCCACGTTGAGGACAGTCGGAGCCGTCTGATAATTCTGCATCGCCGGGATGGCCAAGGATGGTTGATATAATACATCGACCAAAAGCCGAAATGTTGTTTCTGCTGAAAAAAGCAGAGATGAAGTCCCATCAACAAGCAAAAGATGATCCACACCATTGACTAAAGTTAATGAGCCTGTTGCTGAAACAACCTGTTCTGCGATGATGTAATCACCGCTTTCTGTCAGCAGATTGATGTTGTTATCTTGCCACTCGTAAACGTCATCGTTGACGAATCGCAGCGTCAATGACTTGCTCAGATCAAGAGCCGATAGGAACTTGCAAGTCTTGTCTGTGTTCCAACAGGCATCGCCGGTGGCATTGCAAGGCGAGACGCCGAAGGTGCGGGAGCAGAGCGGCTGGATGATCTCGATTATCTCGATGGGGCGTGCGGCGAATGTCATCAGTAGTATCCTGTGACGCCGAGGCTGACAGAGCGATAAGCGTTGATGCCCATGTTCACTGGTTCAACGTCTCGGTCTGTCCAGACGAATCCGACATCTGTCGTGATCTTCGATGGATTGCCAGCGATGAAGAATGGCTGCAATGGAATCGTCTGGGCGAATGGCTCGAAGTAGGTATCGTACCAAGCCGTTGTCAGATATTCCCAATCGTAAGATGTGGTGACGGCACGCCTTTTGATGATGCGCCCAAGCCATTGGCCGGTCTCGGAGAACTGTTGCTGTGCTTCCGTGACGCGGTTGAGGTTGAGCGGCCTATGTCCTCCGTATATCGGGATTGGCATTTGCAATGCAGCGCCCGCGCGGATGATGCCGATGGCGATATCCGTTCCATTGTTTACGTTCACCCGAACTTCGCGGACGGTATAGAGCGCCCCAGCGTTGTTGAAGAACACCGCGATAGTGGAGTTGTCTGTTGGCGAGATCGTCGCACGAGTGGTATGACCACCGCCAACTGTTGCCGCCGTGGAGATCGTGACAGTCTTGCCAGATAGGTTATGCGCTGCAATGAAAACGCAATCGATAGATACGTCTGCCGCTGCCACAAGCGTCCAATTATTGGAGCCTGGTGCAAGTTCCCACCGCTGCGAGGTGTAATCATTGGCAGCATAAGCCGGATTGGTTCCATCTCCAGAGACAGTGCCGGTTATCATGTCCCACAAGATGCGGGCATGGTTTAGCGGCTCATTCGTGGAGACGGTATATCCGGCTGTGCTTATGGTCACGGCGTTCCTGCCATTTCAATCCAGTTGGTCCCGTCACAAACAAGCAATGCCCATGCGCCATCTGTCGCTGGTAGAATAGCGGCTCCTGCTGAACCTCCTTCACGCGGCACAACATTAGATGACGCAGATATAACGGTAAATGCTTGGATTGTTGAGATCACGAGAATGCGACCAGCACTAGAAGCGGCGGCAGGAAGCGTGATTGTATTAGGTGATGATCCACGATTAGAGATGATGAATGTCACACCAGCTGCGACCGTGTAGTCTGTTGTGACAGTCACCGGAGCAGCAAGGGCAAACGATCCGTTGACTTGCAGCTTCGCCGTTGGAGTTGCCGTGCCGATGCCAACGCGATCCGTAGAAGCGTCTACGAAGACAAGGTTAGCATCTGTGTCACCCTCGATGCGTTGATCTACGTCTGCGCCAGCATCATTGAAGACGTTGGCCCCTGCGAAGGATGCCGCAGGAACATTCTGAAACAGTTCCGCGCGCGTCTGCTTCTTGGTCTCGGGGACGCTTGTGTCCACCACCACATAGAGGTCATCGGTGGCCGTGTTGGCCCCGGTCAGTTCTGATAGTGCGGAAATTTTGATGTCTGTCATCAGGCTATAACTCCGCGAATTGTGCCGCCGTTGCGCTGCGTGCTGTTAAGCTGATCGATGAACTGCCTGGCGAACTTCTCGCCAAAGCCCATCGGATCATTCATCATTGTAAACTGGAAAGTGGTCGTTGGCGATGCCGCTGCCGGGGCTGCGGATGCACCACCGCCACCGCCTCGACGTCCACCACCGCCGCCTCCACCACCGCCGCCCCCACCGCCTTCGGAGACGCCCTTGATAGCCGCAACGGCGCTCATGCCCTTGGCAAAGACGGCGGCATAATTGGCGAACTTCTGAATGGGCGTGATGGCGGTCGGATCATTCATCGCGCTAACGGCTGCGCGAATGGTGTCAACGATTGCTTGTGCGGCTGCTGCGGCCTTCGCCACTTTAAGCAGACGCTTTCCGCCCGCTTGTGCGACTTGGGCCATAGAGCCAAAGAAGGAAGACGCAGCAGTCAGATCACCATCAAGACGTTGAGACTGAATGGATGCGAGAGATGTAGCATGATCTTCCGCCAGCTTGCGTGACAGATCATAGTACTCTTGCTCGGAAAGCAGCTTGTTTGCCAGTGCGCCGTCAAGAGTTTCTTGGTTGAGCGTGTATTCTTCCGCAAGGATTTCACGCTCGGTTGCGAACTGGTCACGAATAGTTTGGAGTCTATCAACGAAGAACGGGTCTTCCTCTCGATAGATACCAGGCTCTTTCGTTTTGCCAGCTTCGCCATCTTTTCCGGGGATCGCCGGAATGAAAGCGCCAGCATTTGACTTCTCGACCAGCGCACGAGCCGCAGAAAGATCAGCTTGAAGACCTGATAAGTCTATTCCAATTGCGTCAGAAATCTGCTTCCCGAATTCTGCCATTCCTGGCACCATGTCTTGAGCAGTCTGATAAACGAAATCTAAACCCTTCTTGAGTTCATCTACGCTGTCGGTGGCGATTGCAATGCCAGCTGCTAATGTAATGAACCCGACAAGGCCAATCTTCTTGGCGGCGTTAAATGCCGTCATTGTTATGGTCGCGGCTTTTACTGCTTGTGCAAACGCCACGAAACCCGCCGCCGCGCCAAAGATGTAGCGGGTGAATAGAACAAGCCCAAGCCATTTGAGGACATCGCTCAGAAGGCCGAGATTATCCTTCACTACAATGACGGCTCGGGCCATGCCTTCAAGGATGCGCCCAGCCGCTTCTCCCGCAGACTTGAAGCTATCAGTTGACGATGCGCTATTAATGAGAGCGGATGTAATGCCTTCCAGTGCAGGGAGCATTCCAGTTGCAAAACTGGTTGTTGCCCCCAATACATATTGTTGAAGCCTGACAAGATTGTCATTGAAATTTGCGGCGCTTTTTGCTGTTTCGCCGGATACTACAAGCCCGAACAATCGCGCTTGCTCCGTAGCATCCGCAAGCCCTTGAGCGCCAAGGTTCAAAATCGGAATGAGATTGAGACCGGAACGTCCGAAAAGCTCAAGCGCCCATTGGGATTTCCCAACGCCCTCTGGCATTGATGCAAACTTGTCCGCGACATCAACAAGAACATCATTGGCAGAACGCAACTGGCCGTTGCTGTCATAGATCGAGACGCCTAGTGCATCAAACTTTTCGGCACCTTCTCCCATGCTGCGGATGAGCATGGTCAGCCCAGTTTGCAGTTGCTCTGTCGATACGCCATTTACTTTTGCGGCATAGGTGAGCGCGGAAAGCTCCTCGGCAGCAATGCCGACTTTCTCGGCCATCTCATCAATGCTGTCGGCATAGTTGATCGCCGCCTTCCCAGCCGCAACGAACACACCAGCAGAAAGTGCCCCGGCGATCCCAGCCGCAGCGCCCTTCGCAAACCTGATTAGTGAAGCTTCAGCCTTGCCTAAAGCTCGATCAAGGCCAGACGAATTGCCGGTAATGTTGACTTCGATTCCGCTACCTTGAGCCATGTAACAGTTCCTTTAATTCCTCTACATCGGCCCTAGTCAGTTTCCCGGCGTATGTTTCGCCTGGCTCTTTCGGTTTTTTCAACTCGTATTCCAACCACCACTCGGGAATGGTCATCTCCCAGAACTCGCTAGGTTGAATTCCCCATTCCCTCGCCCATAGATACATCCCGTTCCAGTCTAGTTCTCCATAGTCTCCATGATCTTCGCCCTCGCCTTCGACTGGCTTTCGGTCTGGGCGTCTGGATTTTTTGACTTGTCCTCAGTCGGAGAGAACGATGTCAGCACAAGGCTGATCAAGGAAGTGATGCTCTCCTGATCGCCCGTTACAAGTTCCTCATAGACTTGTTCGTCCGTGACCTTGGCACCTGCCGACTGCAACATCTTGGACAGAACGAAAGCGATGTGGCTGACAGGCGGGCGACCTTGGCTTGTGCGAACGGCGATGTCCGTGAAGGATATGTCGCCCATCTCAATTGATCGCATCAGCTTCATGGAAGGGACGAAGCGATATTCTTCACCCTTCCACTTGATTGTTAGCTCCCGAAAAATTGCCATGATTATGACGCCGTGAACGTAATCGTGCCAGAGGACTGGATCGAGGCCGTGAAGGTCGTGGCATCTGCCTGTTCGCCGGTGACGGCGAAGCTGGCAAGGAAGAAGTTGCCGGTGAACGATCCGAGGCCAAGCAGTTCGATGGTGTAGGATTCCAGCAGCGCCGAGGCGGTGCCAACGGCAAGCGCCAGGAAGGTGGTATCCTCAAGGATGCCTTCGACTTCTGCATCGATGGAGCGAACACCGACATCAGCCAGCATCTTGCGCCAGCCGTTGTCATCCTTTTCGGTGATGTCAATCGGCTCATTGTTGATGGTGAAGCTATCGGCACGAGCACCAGCTACGGCAGTCGAGCCGCGCTTGATCCGCACTTTGCGGCCAGAGATTGCGGGCATGTTTCAGTTCCTTTCTTAGGTCACGGGTCCACGGATGTTGGAGAAGGCCACCGTAGACCCTACGCTATTGGTGGCGGTTACACGGCACCGGATATACTTTCCGGTGTCGGAGCCTGTGAGTGTGTATGTCGTTCCGGTAGCAGATGCGATGTTGGACCATGACGGGTCATTGGGATCGGCAGCATTGGCGCGCTGCCACTGGCGGGCGAAAGTGATCGTGGCATCGCCAGCCCATGTGCCATTCGTGGTGGTCTGGACGTTGGTTCCAGAGAGCGTTCCGGTGATCGCCGGGAGAACGGTATTGTAGGGACCAATGGTGGCCGTCATGTTCTCGCCGCTCTCAAGAGTGGCGGTGAATGTCGTGACATCAGCCTGTTCCGCGCCGATCTGGAGACCTTGGAGCATGAAGTCGCCGGTTAAGGTGCCGATACCAGAGATCGTGACCACGCACTCCTTGAGGAGCGCCGTGGTGGCGGTGCCTACGGAATCCGCCAAGAGGACGGTATCCTTCAGCACGCCTTCGATCTCGCAAGAGACGGAGCGCAAGCCAACATCGCCCAGCATGGTGCGCCAGCCAGCATCATCCTTGTCCGTGATGTCGAGCGGCTCATTATTGATCGTCACGCTGTCAGCACGAGCGCCCACGATGTTGGAGCCGTTGCGGCTTATGCGAACTGATCGGCCAGAAATAGCCATGCAAGAACCTCTTCTTTGGCCGTGATTATATCACGGAAACTATGCAATCCACAATACACGGTACAAAATGAGGCCGCGCTTGGTCTTGCCGTCAGGATCGCGCGAGAAATTGCAACTATCCAGCTCCGTGGTGATATGCGTGACGCCCGCAATGGAAAGCGGCTGGCGGCGCATCCGGCCATCCACGGCATCGACTACGGTCTTGAGATCGAGCATGGATGCGGCACGGTCCCATACATCAATCTGAACGATGGCCGATCCGCCAAGATCATCCTTGCTGTCGAAAGGATTGATCGTGTCAGCACCGATGGTAATGAAGGGAAAGGCCGATTCCAACTCACTGTCAGCAGCCTGTGGGACATCGGTGAAGATCGCCACGAGCGGACTGTAGTAGGTGCTGAGAAGGCTGGTGACGGCGCTATCGTTAAGCCGGTTGTACACTGCCGTCTGGAGGTCATCGGATTTCATTTCGTTGTCTTCTCCGCGCGTGCCTTGGCCTTGGCGATTGCAATCTCGACCCGTTTCAGCATCTTTGGAATAGCCCGCTCGACGGCGGGAATCCAAGACGGACGTTTGCCCATTCTGAAGGTGCCGAACTCAAGATAGTAAGCATAGTCAAGACGGCTTCCGATGGCCTTGGCATACTTGCCCCGGTTTTCGTTGTAGATGGAATTCACCAGTGTGCCGGTATCGGTTGCCGGTGCTTCCCCCGGAGCAGATGCTCGGTGAACCTTGTCATTGTTCACGCCTCTGGCATATTCCCTGCCGGTCTTCGGTGGCCCCTGTATGGCCTTGCGAACGTCCGTGACGGCCTCCAAGGCGCTAGCATCGACAATGAGGGCCAGAGAGTTGCCAAGGTCTTTCCCATAGGCTTGCAAGGCCGCATTGACCTCTTTTAAGCCCTTGATCTCGACCTTGACATCCGTCACGCCGCGACCCCGCCATCAACGTCGATCTGAAGCCACTTGTTCGCGAACTCCATGTTATCGAGGAACCGGATGTTGTGAATCTTGTTCCTGATCTGCACGCGGTCGGAATCCAGCAATGTTGAGGTGTAGCGCACCACAAGACGCAACCGAACGGTTGCCTCGGTGCGGTCATGGGCAAATCGCTCCGAGCCGCCAACTGGCACCACATAAGCGCGGGTCGGTGCTCCGGAAACGGTGGCCCAGGATTCCGTCTGGCCTCCTGCTCCGTCGCTGGTCAAGGTGCGGCGCTGGAACGTCACCGGCTCTTTCAGCTTGCCGGAATTCATGTCGCAACATTTTATCATCGGATGGTGAACTCCACGATGTCCATATTCACGGAAACGTCAACGGTGCTGGCCGATACATTGGCGAGGAAGCCAAAGTCGCACAGCGGCGGGAAGTAGAGCGGCGGATCGAAAATAACGTCAAACAGTCCGGCACTTTGCGGATACTCGGTGACAAGCAGCAGCGAGGTATATGGTGCCGCCGTCTCAAGGATATTTTCGCGTTTGTACAGGACGATGTTCGCCTTCTTGTCGGCATCGCTCGAAATGGTCACATTGCGAATTGCGGCGCTTCGGTCACGCGGCGTTGTGTAAACCGCCATCTCAGTCTTGCCACGACCTAGTGCGCCATCCGCAATGGTTGCCCAATCCTCGCCGCCTGTAGACCTCTCAATGACAATTGTAGAGGCATGTGATCCGGCGGATTGGGTCGCATAGGTTCCAGACTTCGAGACATAGGCATCGAGCAACCGGATGAATGATGTGGTGGTTGCCGCACTGGCCGAAGCCCCAGCCGTGGCAAGTGCCTCAACTTGCTGGTTGCCATTGGCATCGATCCCTACAAGCGTGACCTCTCTGCCGCCGGAACCGTTGGCCGTGTCGTTCGCATTGCCACCTGCCTTGATGCGGAGACGAACCGCTGCGTTCGCTTGGGGCGTGCGATAGAAGCCGGAACGTGTGACAGGCGTGAAGTTAGAACCGATGGAAATATTGCGTCCGAACTTGTTGAATGACCGACAACCAGAAGCCAGCCCGCGCGCAATGTCGAGACTGCTGGGATAGCTCATACTCGCGCAACTTTATATTGAGCAATAATGCCCGCCGCGCCGGATGCGTCATAGGCGTCCTTGGGATCGCAATCATCGCCACGGTTGCTATAGAGGAAGGCCGCAAGCTGCTTGATGGCACGCTTCATCGGAGACGGGACAGCCGCTGCGTTGGCATAGCCAGCCACATAGATGATCTGGATGGCATTATTGGCGCGCAGAGCAACCGGCCAAGTCTGGCCCCGCTTGAGTGTGATGCGTCCGGGCGTCTGGTAGATGTCAACGTCGAAGACATTGGCGGTCGTGACGGATGTGGAATTGCTGTTCTCGTCAAATGTCGTGATCGAGGTGATCGAGGCAAGCGGCCAACGCGGTAGAACAACAGATTGAATGGTGCTGGTGCGATAGAGTTCTGTGATCGACATCTCACGCACGCCATCCCACCAGGCCTCGCCACCAGCGGGCCAGCGATCAAGCGAGAGCCGCCACGACTGCGTGATGAATGCAAGGCCGGTCATGTTCTCGATCTCGGTCCTGGCATCCGTGATGAGCGCATTTGCCTCCGCGTCGGGAAGTTCCGTTGAATCAGTGCGAAGATGCGTGCGGAGTTCCGCAGCCGTTACCGGCTCGGAGCCGGGAGCCGTGATAAGAACAGAACCGCGTTGCTGGTACAGAGAGACGGCGGGGCGGAGGCTCATTCTTTGCTATCCTTGCGTTGACGTCCACGCGGTCGCTTAGTTTCAGTGAACGTTATCACCTTGTTTTCGGACGGCCCTGCTTGTTCGGTTGGATTCTCCAAAATAGCTGCGCCATCGGCTATCGCAAGTTGCGCCACGCGCCCTGTCACGAGCGATCCTAATATGTAGTGCAACGTGGTGTGTCCGTCCGGGGCGATAGAATAAGGACGAGTGATACGAGCTTGCGTCATCCAATTATCAACCCGTATCCAACAGTGCCGCCAGAAGGGTCGCTCTCGTACTCAATGACCCAGATTTCTCCGCGCCCACCAGCCCCACCATCGCCGCCCCGGTTGGAGCCGGAAGCCAGAGTTGCGCCACCTCCACCCCCGCCACCTCCGGGCGTCCCACCGTTGCCACCATTTCCTGCTGTTGGTGCTGCGGCTGCACCTCCGCCACCGCCGGAACCCGGCTGCGTACCGATGCCGGGGCTTCCTGCGGTGCCATTGAGAGTGCCAGTTGTGGTGCCTCCTGCGCCACCTAAAATGTAGCGTGATGCGCCGCCGTTTGCCGCATTTTGAAAGTTGTCAGAAGCGTCCTTATTACCGCCACTCCCACCGCCACCCGCTCCGAATGGAGCAGAACCGCCGGGGTTTGTTACACCGCCGCCCGCAGTTCCACCTCCTGCTCCGCCGCCTTGAATGCTTGTGCTTGTTACATTGCCAGTTGCTCCATTGTTCAAACCAGCAACACCAGCATTGGTTGAAGCCGCAGTTTGCCCAGAGCCGGAAAGTCCAGCACCGCCACCACCCCCGCCAGAGGTGGAAATTGCCCCGCGCCCACCACCTCCGCCGTATGCAGAAAGAACTATTACACCACTACCAATGGTGAATGTGGTGGTTCCGCCTTGTCCGCCGTCTGTGGCCCCGGTTGTGGCGGCAACCCCGACACCAGCACTCCCACCGGAAGCAATTGAATAAGTTTCTGATATACCGAATTGAGATGCGGCAAGCGTGATGTCTAAAACGCCCGCGCCACCTCCTCCAGCGCCCGCAGTTGACACTGCGCCAGCGACACGTTGGCCAGACCCACCACCGCCGCCACCGCCACCAATCAGCACAAGCCGGATTGCCTGCGCCCAGCTTTGCTTGCTGAACGTGCCAGAGCCAGAGGTGTATTTTGTAACCTTAACCTGAGATGAAGCTGTCATTGGCTGATGACGATCACGATGCCCGCCCCTCCTACGCCGCCTGCTGCGGCAGCGCCGCCTGTGATTGATGAGCCACCACCACCAGCGCCGCCGCCGGGGAAACCACCTGCGCCGCCAGCGTATGCCGCAATTGCGTTGGCACCGCCGCCAGAGCCTCCAGCACCCGCAAAACCAAGCGGTGCAGTGCCTCCTGCAAATGGCCCAATACCAGCGTTGGTGCCGCCCGGCGGACCATCAAGGCTGGCAGCGCGAGACTGCCCACCATTTCCTCCGCTACCATAAGCAGGTACCGCAGTTTTAACGCCACCGGGACCACCCGCACCACCACCTAGAATGCTGGAACCTCCTATCCCGACGCCGCTTGCAGTGGTCGCTCCTGCGCCACCTGCGCCACCAAGGTTTAATTGGTCGCTTCGCGGTCCACCCGTGATGTAACCAACAATGCCGCCGTTGGCACCCGCAGCACCCGGGGTTGCGCCGGAAGCATTACCACCTGCGCCAGCAAGGCCAGCGCCGCCGCCACCGCTTGAGCTTGCGGTGGAGCCGCCAGACCCGCCGCCGCCACCGTATCCAGTCTGGATAGTGGTCATCACGTTGCCGCCAAACGTAGAGTTGCCACCCTGACCACCATTGCCGCCGCCAGCGCCAGTGCCAGCAGTTCCAGCCGTGCCCGCGGACCCAACAGAGTAAGGTTCAGTGCTGCCAAGATCGGAGGCAGAATACCAAGTTTCAGTACGAGAAGCACCGCCACCGCCGCCCCCGCCGGAAACGGCAGTCGCAGATGCAGCCGTGTCGCCGCCGCCGCCGCCCCCGCCTCCGCCAACGCAAACAACCCGCACAAGCGTGGCCCAGGTTGGTTTTGTCCAGTTGCCGCTGCCAGAAGTAAAGATTTGAACGTCAATACTCATTCCGGCTGTGGCTCCGGTGCGGGCGCGGGTGTGACTTCACCTGTCGCCAAGTTCATTGTGTCGCCAATGTTCATGGACGCAAGCGGGCGCACGGCCAGGTAGGAAAACTCGCGCGGCGGCGGTTTTATTTCGTGGTTGGCGGGAGGTGTTGGGTCAAGTTCGCCAAACTCGCAAGTTATATAGCGACCATACCCTGGCCAGTAATCCTGCGGATACGGATCGTTCACAAGGATGCCATTCAGTTTGACGCCGTTTGCATCAAGCACTGCGTATCTAAGTGCGCTCATGTCTTGGTCACTTCCATCGTAAGCGTAACTTGAGTGATAGTAGAGCAACTGTCTACGTTAAAATAAAGGATGTCGCCCGCTGTAATTGTAGTTGTCCAGCCAGTCAGTGTGGAACTGTTGCCTTTGTTGCTGGCTGAAATCGTAGGTTTGGCAGAACCTGTAATCGTGTCTGCAACCGTTGGCGGGAAATTAGCGTAAGTGTCTTTCCAGATGTCGATCACGATGGAGCCAGATTGATCAGCTTGAAGCGTCCATTTATTGATCGTACAGTTAAAAGGAATGGTCAGTCCAGTTCCAATCACGCCTGTTGAGATTGCCTCGCCGCCACCATCAATAGCATAGCCGATAGCTGATTTTCCGACGATGAATGTCTTAACCTCTCCAAGCGTTAGCTTGGCATCGGCTGGCGTTCCACTCGGGTCTTTAACCGCATATATGATGTCAGTTGATACGGCTGGAGCGCCGGAGGCGAGGTCAACAAGTTTTTGATCGGGCATATATCATTGCCTCATAAGGGAGTAAATAGGGCGAGCCGAAGCCCGCCCCTTAGTCAAGTTTAGGTAGCGGCCACGTTGCTGCCGACGAAGGTGGTGGCAACGCGGTGCGGCACATTGAGGATGCCGTAGACCTTGACGGTCGCATCGGTGCCGGTGGTGCCAACGCCGTTCATGCGAACATAACGCTTGGAACCCTTGTAGCCAATGCCGCCGATGATCTTGTTGTCATCGCCATCGGCAGTGACAGACAGGGCAATCGTGCCATTAACCGAATCAGCCGCGACGATAGCCGCAGCGTCACCAGCAACGGTCGTGTCGGAGTGCTGAGCCGTGAAGGTGAAGCCAGCGGTAGCGCCAGCATCGGTCACGGTATCGGTGGCAAGCATGAGCGTCACGGCGTCGAAGCCACGAGTATCAACCCACGAAGTAGCTCCGGCAGTGGTGCCAGAGAGGGTCACGGTGCCAAGCAGAACAACCTGCTTGTTTGAAAGCATATCACGCATCTCAAGAATCCTTCTTATCGGCGTGGTTGCGGAGCGGCGTTATTGCCGCCCCGCGTTAGTGCTTTAGGCAGTGAACTCGATCAGCTTGAGAGCCTCGAAGTTCACGACATCGCCGCCCACACGCTTCGTGGTGTAGAACTCAACGTAGGGCTTGGCAGAGTAGGGATCGCGCAGAGTGCGGATGCCGAGACGGTCCACGATCTGATAGGCTTCGCGCATATCGCCAACGGCGATGGAGAGCGAGTCCGTGGCCGGATCGGGCATGTCCTCGAAGGACGCGACCGGATAGCCGAGCAGCGAAGCGGGCTGACCGGCAGCGATGCC